GATCATTCGATATGGGTGGGCATACTTTCAAAGTTAAAGTGCCATTAACTGCCGAATATGAGAATATGCTCGAATCCGTCAAAATTATTGATGATAATAAAGTTAATCAATATTATGATGATTTATCTAAAGAATTTATTAATAATAAAACTGAATTTGAAAAACAAGAAGATGTAGTATTTACAGATAATGACATATTATTAAAAGGCACTTCATTAAGAGAAACTGCTAAAAATAAAGCTATTCTTGAAAATAGAATTTTGTCATTAATTAAGTTAATAGTGCCAGAAGAAGATGGTTTTGATATGTCCACTATTACTTATGATATGGTGGAAGAATTATTCCCATTTTCGGTTCAAATCCAATTAATTGAAGAAATCAGCCTTGTTATTTCCCCATCTTATAAAACTGTCAGGGGAAAGTCCTAGGGTCGGTTCGTAGGCAAGTTAAAGCATATTTAACTGCTCATGGTACTGATCCAAATGAACTAAATGAAGAAACCTTTAATGATATTTGTTTGATGTATTCAGATGGATTAATTGGAAATAATAGGATTTTAGAAACCCTAGGCAATTTAACTGCTGGGGTTTATAATTATATGCGAAGTGCTAATGCACCCCCATATAAGCTACAAGACATTATTCCTACAGTTTACGATTATTTATATCCCCCATTGTCGGAGCAAGAAAAGAAAGATGCGGCAAGTAAACAATTAATAGCCTTTGCATTAATGCATCCGGGCGCACCAAAAGAGTTATTGGAAAGATATAAATGAGTAATAATATCGCTAGATTGGGTGTAGTAATGGGGCTGGATACTGCCGAGTTCACTACTGGACTTCAGGCGGTTGAAAAGAAATTAGACGGCTTAAAAGAAAAATTAGCAGAACTTGTTGGTGTTGCCGCTTTTGTTGAAATGACAAAAAGGGCAATGGAATATGCTGATACCATTACAACTACAGCCAAAGCCAATGATGTTACTACTGCATCTGTTTTAGAGTTATCTAAAGCCTTAGAAGAAAATGGTGGCAATGCTGAAGAAACTGGGCGCATATATTCTGGATTTAATCAAAAAGTAGAAACTGCCGCATTAGGTAGTGCCAAAGCTCAAGAATCATTTGCCAGACTTGGGGTGTCATTAAAAGACATTCAAACTCTATCTTCCCAAGATTTATTTGCAAAAACTATTACTGGTTTATCAAAAATTGAAGATTCAGTAACTAGAAATGGTATTGCTTTTCAAGTTCTTGGCAAAGGTATTAGAGGTGTTGATATTGTTGGTCTTGCTCAAACTTTAGAAGAAACTAAAGGCTCATTTGATAGATATGCCGAAGCTGTTAATATGGCGCATGAACTTCACTTAAAAATTGAAGCATCCGGCAGGAAAGTTTCTTTGATGTTTACAGAAGCAGTAATTCCAACTCTTTTAGTTGTTTACAATGAAATGACTAAAGCTGGTAGTGCATTAGATTATATTGCTTCTGGATTGAAGTATCTTATTGTTGGATTTGCTATTTGGGGAGAAGCCGCTGTAACTGCTGTAAAGTATGTAATTGATGTAATCAAAATGTTAGCTTATACAGTTAATGATCTTTTGACATTAAGCATAGATAAAGCAATTGAGCATTTTAAAGGTGGTTTAACTGAAATTAAAAAAGATGGTGCTGATTATATTGAGTTTTTGCAAAAGCTAAAAAAAGCCAATACTGAATCATCTGGTGGTGATAGTGCTGGTGGTCAAGCAAATAGAGATGTTATTAATGCTAATGCGAAAAAATTAGGATTAGCGCAAAATTTAACTGCTGAATACAAAAGACAAGCAGATTTGCAAATACAAATGGCTATACAAGCCAGAGAATTATTAAACCTAACCAAAGATGAAGCATTAGTTCAAGCAGAAGTAAACAAAGTAATTGATGCAAATCAAAAAGCTAGAGATGCTATTGATAAACAAATTGCCGCCGCTAAAGGAACACAAGGCGGTGCGGCATTAATAGCAGAATATGAAAAACAAAAAGCCGCTATTTTAAGTTTAAGAGATGTTTATATTGAAAGTGCTAAAGAGCAAATTCAAGCTACTATTGATTTTCAAAGGACTTTTAGTTTTGGTTGGAATAAAGCCTTCAATCAATTTAAAGAAGATGCTTATAATAATGCCAAAATAGCTGAAGATGCTTTTTCATCAGTAATTGGTTCTATGAATAGTGCTATTGATTCTTTTGTAACAAAAGGAAAATTAGATTTTGCTAGTTTAGCAGTAAGCATTTTGCAAGATTTAGAAAAAATTATTCTTAAAGCAATGGTAATGAGGGCTTTAACGGGTTTAGGAAACCCCTTTGGTAATGGAGATGGATTGTTTACTGGTGGAGCATCTACTCCCGGCGGTGCTTATGGTCCATCTTATCAAGCCTTTGCTGGTGGTGGCGATCCCCCAATTGGAGTTCCATCATTGGTTGGAGAAAATGGACCAGAATTATTTATTCCTAAAAATTCTGGAACTGTAATCCCAAATAATCAATTAGGCGGTGCATTAGGTAGCACAACCAATGTAACTAATTACAATATTCAAGCTATTGATACCAAGTCTTTTGAAGATAGACTTTATGGAAGTTCTGGTGCAGTTTGGGCGGCTAACCAATATGCACAAAAGAATATCAATACAGTTAGGAGTAGGACATAATGGCTGGCTTTCAAGATATATTTGAGATTCAACAAAAGATGACTGTGAATAACAGAAGATTGATTGCTCAACAAGTTAGTAGATCAGGTCAGCTAAGAATAGCTCAATATTTAACTTCTGTGCCTTGGGTATTTTCTGTAACTCCGCACAACTATTTATATTATCCAACTGCTAGAGCCATTATTCAGCAAATTGATAATTTGGATCGTCAATTGCCACAAACCATTACATTTAATTCTTCAAATTTAAGTTGGTTTACCACTATGCAAGGCACAGCAACCGCCGCTACATTGGCTTCCACACCTTTGCCAAATTCCCAAGTTCTTACTTTAAGTTCTAATGGAACTTTTAAAGCTGGAGATTTTATAGAGATTGGCGGATATGTTTATAAAGTAACCGCAGATTCTTCTGGTACAACAGTTTATATTAATAGACCTATTATTGGTTCTCCTTCTGCTGGTGATACAGTTACTATGGGAAATGCAGTTTCATTTAATTTAATAGCAGAACAATGTCCAACATATACTTTAACACCAATGACGAATGGTGCATTTGTAGAATGGTCTGGTCCATTTGTATTTAGAGAAGATATAACAAACTAAGGAAATATTATGTCCACAACAATGGCGGCATTAAATTCCTCATCAATTCGATATGCGGAATTTGTGCAATTAGTAACACCTACCTATACAGATAATTTAACTAATGCGGCATCTAATGTAACTGTTAATGGCATTACTTTTGATGGTATGGGTAGTTATTTAGGTGTTACCACCATTCAACAAGATATGAAAGCTACTAGCACAGATGTAAAACTTTCTATTTCTGGTCTTGTTCCGGAAAATATTAATATTGTTTTAGGCGCAAATATTAAAGGTAGCCCAATTAAAATTTGGAGAGGATTTTTAGATTCAGATAATCAAATTTTAACTATTGGTGGAGTTCAACAGTTCTTTTTAAGATACCAAGGCATTGTCAATAATATTGCCATTAATGAAACTTTTGATAGCAACAAAAGAGAAAGAACAGCTACTTGTATTATTTCAAGCGCATCTATGCGGTTAGTATTAGATTCTAGAGTTGCTGGAATAAAAACCAATCCATCAAGCTGGAGAGCAGTTTATCCTACAGATACCAGTATGGATAGAGTTCCAATTATTGCTTCAACCTATTTTAGCTTTGGTCAAACCCCAACCAGCGGAAGCCAATCAAAAGTGATTGGATCAACACAACAAAATCCTGCACCTATTGTGCATTTTGTTTCATAAGGAAAAGATATGAGTTTTTTAGGAATTGACTTTAGCGGATTTAAAAATTTACTGCCAGCAGTTTTAACTATTGCTACTGCCATATTAACTGATGGATTAAGTATTGGCTGGCAAATGGCGGCAACTTTTGCTGTATCTGTTGTGGCATCTAGGATTTTTTCCCCTAATGCAAACAATACCTCTCAATCACTTCAACAAACTAATGTAAGACAACAAGTTCCACCCGACCCTACAGCTTCAATTCCTATGGTTTATGGAACAGCTTATACTGGTGGTCGATTTGTAGATGCCGCATTAACTACAGATCAAAAGGCTATGTATTATGTAATGGTTATTTCTAATATTAGTCCAAATGGAACTTTTACTTTTGATACAACTCAATTTTATTATCAAGATCAATTAATAACTTTTCATACTGATACTGGTGATTTAGCGGCAGTAGCTAGTCTTACAGATCAAGCTGGCAATGTAGATACTACTATTAGCAGTAAATTATTTATATCATTATATATTTCAGATCAAGCTGGAAATGTAACCCCAATTAATACTCCATATAAACCTTGGGAAGCTGGCACAGAGCATAATATGGGTCCCGATTCTGGACTTAATTCTGCTTATCAATGGGCATCAACAGGAAGAAGAATGAATGGCACAGCTTTTGCCATTGTTAAATTGTTTTATAACACAGGATCAATAGGTACAGAAACTTTACAACCAATTACTTTTCATTGTAGCCAAACTTTAAATGGAACTGGTGTAGCAAAGCCCGGCGATGTTTGGTACGACTATATGACTAATCCTATTTATGGTGGAGCAGTTGATTCATCATTTGTAGATTCTTCATCAGCTACAGCATTAAATTCATATTCAGATCAATTAATAAATTATTTTGATCCTGATGGAAACCCACAAACTCAACCAAGATACAGATTTAATGGAATTTTAGATACTGGGCAAACTATATTATCTAATATAGATTTAATGCTAATGTGTTGTGATTCTTGGATGAAATACAACACAGGCAATGGAAAATGGTCTATTGTTATTAATCAAGCAATATCCCCATCATATAGTTTTAATGATTCCAATATTATGGGAGCAATTACTGTTGGTGCTTTAGACATTACACAAGCAATCAATCAAATTGAATCTCAATATAATGATAAAACTAATAGAGATCAAGCTGGATATGTTTTATTAAAAACTCCAAGTGGTTTGCTTTATCCAAATGAACCAGTTAATAAATCATCTATTAAATATGATTTAGTTAATGATAATGTTCAAGCACAATATTTGGCAAATCGCATTTTAGAACAAGCTAGATTAGATTTAGTTGTTGGTATTACTACTACTTATGATGGTATTCAAGTAGATGCTGGTGATGTAGTAACAATTACTAATGCTGATTATGGTTGGTCAAATAAACAATTCAGAGTAATGCAAACTAAAGAAACTGCATTGTCAGATGGTAATTTAGGCGCAGAACTTCAATTACTAGATTATGATCCCAATGTTTATGCTACTTCTGATATTACACAATACAGTCCAACACCTAATAGTAATGGCATTACAAATCCTAATTTTTATAGTGCATTAAGCGCACCAAATGTAGTAGATTCATATCCTTATATTTCTGTTCCTTATTTTGATATTAATTGTGCAGTTCCATTAACAGGAACAACAACTTCAATTACTTTATTTTATACAACTGTTGCATCACCGACTACAGCAGATTGGCTAACTTGGAATATTGCAACAGCTTCTAATTCAAATCCATTTGTTGCAGGAAGTGTATATACATTTGCTCATATAACATTACCAGCAAATACTTATTATTTTTCATATATTTGTAATAGCTCTGCTGGAAAATCAACACAATCTCCCACTTCTACATCTTTTGTATGGTCACCAGACCCATCTAATGCTTCTAGTTTTACTTTAACTTTTAACCCAGCTACTTTACAAGTACCTTATTCTGGCGGGTCACCAAACTTTGCTGGTGTAATTTGTAAATTATATGGACAAAATGGTTTAGGTGGTGTTGATTTTGTAGTATCACAAAATGATAGTGATTCAGCTTTTATAAATGGCACATGGCGCATAGGCAATAGCTCTACTACTGGCTATGGCGATATTGTAGAAACTAATATTACAGTTCCAAATCCTACTGATGGCGGAACTCATGCAGATTTTGGTATTCCTACTGCAATGCCAGCAAGTCCAGCCACTATGCTTGTACCAGTTCGATATAAAGATTTAGCTGGAATAGTTCATCAAGTATCGCCAGCAACTATTCAATATGCTTATCAAACTGCTGGAGCATCTGCTAATAAATATGCTACTGGATATTTATATCAATGGTCACCAACAACCCCCAGTAATCCTAATGGCACTTCTATTTATACTTGGGCTGATGGCTCAATGTCTAGTTATACTGGCGGAAATGGATGGGAAACCAGCATTTCTTCAAATCCGGGAACTCCATCAATACAATTATGGCAAGCATCAAAACAAGTAACCGATGTTGCATCTGCAACTAATACATCAATAAGTTGGACAAGTGGGTTTAGTGTTTCCAATATAACTCAAAATGGTGCGGCTGGTTTACAGTCTGCACAACCTACAGTATTTCAATGGGCGGCAACTATTCCATCTGGTCCTACTGGAACATCTACTTATACATGGGCAACTACTTCATTTACCCCAACTCCTAGTGGTTGGAGTTTAACTCCCGGATCATCGCCAAGTCCGGGTTATACACTTTGGGGTGCAACTGTTCAATTAGTAGATAGTGCATCTGTAGCAACATCTACTATTAGCTGGACAACTGCAAGTATTACAGCAAGAGGGTATTCTGGACAATCTGGTTCATCTTCAAGAATTTGTTATGCTTCAACTACATCATCTTCTTTAAGTTCAACTCCTACAACTTATACTACTTCTGGAAGTTCATCTTTCCCACCATACAATACTTGGGGTGGATCAGAAACTTGGGTGGCAACACCACCTAGTATTAGTGCTGGTCAATCCGTTTATCAATCAGATGGTATTTATAGTCCAGTTACAGGCAATACTGTATGGAATGTGCCTTACCTTTCCAATCTTAAAGTAGGCGAACTATCAGCTATTACAGCCAATTTAGGGACTGTAAATGCTGGAAATATTAATGGCTTAACTATTACTGGTGGGGTAATTCAAACCGCAACAAGTGGTCAAAGAATTACTATTACTGGTTCTGATAATTACATAAAAGTTTACAATTCATCCGGAACAATTATTGGTGAAATTGGAGGACCATCTGGCGTTGTATTTGCAGATGCTACTGCTGGCGGCAGTTCTTTATATAGTCCAGTAGGTAGTTTTTATGGAACATTTTCAGGTGGAAATTATCCAGGCGCAGATATACCAGTTCTTTATGGATCTAACACTACAGGAAATGGAGTAGAAGGATCAAGCGCAACTAATGGCATCGGTGTTTTTGGCGGTGCTAGTTTGACAGGCGGCACAAATCATGGTGTACGAGGAGTAAACAGGGCAACAAATGGCAATGTATCCACAAGCGGATTAATTGGGACATCTATTGCTTATGATTTTTATGCTGATGGTAATGGTACTAACTATGGTCCATTTACAGGGGCGCATGATGTAATGGTTCCAATTGATCAAGACATTCCTATTGGATATATCGTAAATGATGTTAAGTGCTTGGTTAAAAAGAATATTTCTAATACTGTATTTGAAGTAACTATATCAACTGCACCAAATCAAGTGCCTATTGGTATTATGGTAGTAAACAATGGATTATTAGCTAATATGAAACCAGCCGCATTTATTGAAAAATATGAATATCCAGAAGATCAGTTTGCATCTTCAATTCCTGTTATGTATCCAGAATATGATGAATACAAAGATCAATATAATTATTGTGCCGCCAATGCTGTAGGAGAAGGTCAAGTTTATGTTTGCGGAGAAAATGGCAATATTGCGGCTGGCGATCTAATAGTTACCAGTTCAACGGCTGGTGTAGGAATGAAGCAAAATGATGGAATTGTGATGAATATCACAGTTGCTAAAGCTAGGGAAGCTGTAACATTTACTGATACAACTACTCCAATTTTGGTTGCCTGTATCTATTTATGTGGTTAAAATAAGGCAATAATATAAAACACGATCCGTGAGTGAGTGGAGTTCCATTCCTCATTAACCGAGTATTGGAGAGATCATGGCTGTGTTTAATAAAAACACCCTTACGCAAGTAAGTGGGTTTGATAATCAAATTATTGCTGGAGAGTTAGTCTATCAGCAAAAAACCTTTTGGAATCTAGCACTTACGAATGGTGATGGAACTCCAATGGATTTATCTACAGCCACGATTGATGCTCAAATTATTCGTAGAGAACTTACAAATGTCAGAGATAGCCGCTATGGTCTAGCCTTTGATATTAATGATTACACCCCAACTCCTGATCCCATTTCTTTGACTATTAGTAATGTGGATGGTACACACGGATCATTTACTCTTGTAATTGATGATTCTTCATGGGATTTGGTAGCTGGTCAAATTGGATTAGATATTGCCAATATAAATGGAACAGGCTTTTCAGGTCGCATTAAGATCAGCTTTCCTGTAGATGGCTCTACTCCAGCAAACGATTTAATTATCTTTTTGCTATTCTTAGTCCGTTCTGATGCAATCGTAAATAATTAAGGATCGTCATGGCTGAATTAACAGTTACAAGCGCTAGTGGCGATTCAGTTAATGTCGATGTCGGCATTGGCAATCAAGTTACTTTAGTAGTTGATAAAGGCTACTATGGTCCATCTGGCTTTAGCGGTCAGTCAGGCTATAGCGGTTTTAGCGGATACAGCGGTGCAAGCGGCTTATCAGGCTTTTCAGGACAATCTGGTAAATCTGGATATTCAGGTTCAGGAATTTCAGGATATAGCGGCTATAGTGGCGCATCTGGACAGGTTGGAGCATCAGGATCTTCTGGTTGGTCTGGCATTTCTGGTTGGTCAGGATTTAGCGGCTTTTCAGGAATCTCTGGTGCAGATGGACAATCAGGCTTTTCAGGCATTTCAGGATATAGCGGTGCATCTGGCGAATCTGGATATTCTGGAATCAGCGGATTTTCTGGTATTTCAGGCTACAGCGGCTTTTCAGGAATAAGCGGACAGCAAGGCACTTCAATCAATATTGTAGGCTCTGTTGCTACCCCAGCCGACTTACCCCCTACTGGTAATTTAAACGATGCGTATATCGTTTTATCTGATGGCGATCTTTATGTATGGACAGGCTCTTGGACTAATGTAGGTCCTATTGTTGGTCCACAAGGGCAATCTGGATATTCTGGTTTTTCTGGATTTTCAGGAATTTCTGGATACAGCGGAGATAGCGGTATTTCAGGATTCTCTGGCATTTCTGGCTATTCAGGCGATTCTGGCATCAGCGGTTATTCTGGTTCAGGAGTAAGCGGTTGGTCTGGATTCTCTGGTATTAGTGGTTGGTCTGGCGAATCAGGAACATCTGGCTATAGCGGTATTGATGGACAATCAGGCTTTTCAGGCATTTCTGGCTATTCTGGTGACAGCGGCATTTCAGGATTTAGCGGTTACTCTGGGATTAGTGGCTTTTCAGGCGATAGCGGTATTAGCGGATACTCTGGCGATAGCGGCATAAGCGGTTATTCAGGCTCTGGAATATCTGGGTACTCTGGTTGGTCTGGCATTTCAGGATATTCTGGAGATAGCGGCATATCAGGTTATAGTGGCTTTTCAGGTATTGATGGGCAATCTGGTTTTTCAGGCATAAGCGGATTCTCAGGGGATTCTGGCATTTCTGGTTATTCTGGAGATTCTGGAATTTCAGGATTTAGTGGCTACTCAGGCTATTCAGGATTGGATGGTATTGCTCAATCTGGCATTAGCGGATATAGCGGCTATTCTGGTATTTCAGGCTATAGCGGATTTAGCGGCATTTCAGGTCAAGATGGTTTATCAGGATTTAGCGGAATATCTGGCTGGTCTGGAGCATCTGGTATTAGCGGTCAAAATGGAGCATCTGGTACTTCTGGATTCTCAGGCTATAGCGGCATTTCTGGCTATTCTGGTAGTGGTGTTAGTGGCTACAGCGGCTATTCAGGACAAGATGGCGCAAGTGGAACTTCTGGCTTTTCAGGGATTAGCGGCTACTCAGGTTATTCTGGAATCAGCGGATATAGCGGAGCAGTAGGTCAAAGCGGAACATCTGGATTCTCTGGATATAGTGGCGCAGTTGGCGCATCTGGCATAAGCGGATATTCTGGTTATAGCGGTCAAGATGGAGCATCTGGCACAAGTGGCTATAGTGGAATTTCAGGTTACAGCGGCTTTTCTGGAGCAAGCGATAAATATTCAACAACTAGCACCGATCCTGATTTTGCTTTAGGAGATATATCAGGTGCAATTATTGTTGGAACAGG